GCCCATATCGGTCATCAGATTTGTATTCTCTTCATAGAGTTTCATTTGTTCTCTAGTCAGAGTCTGCACCTCATACCGATACTTGTTGACTATCTCTACCTTTTCACGAAGGGTTTTTACTTCCTTCGTCATTTTCTCAATCTGTTCAGCAATATCTTGTTTTCCTTTTTGGAGTTCCAAAACTTTACTGCTCAAATTTTCGACTCGTGTTTTCCTAAAATCTTCAGCAATAAGTTGTGTACAAACTGGACAATTTTCGTTGTCCTTAAAGAATGCAATATCTTTATTTGTTTGCTCACATCGTTGCGAGATCTTAGTTCTCATCTCTTTATACTTGTCATGCTTTTCGATCGATCGATCTAACTTAACAAGTTCTGGAGTAAGATGTTGGATGTCTTTGTCAAGATCTTTCAGACGAATATCAATATCATCTATTCGCTGTTGATTCTTATCGAATCTGACCTGAAGTGAAGAAGTCCACTCTAGATCAACCTTACTAAGGTTATTGATATTGGATCGTTGCATGTTTACCCTTTCGGATGCAAGATCTAACTCATACTCACATTGTCTCTGTTCGTCTTTTGTATCCTTTACCCTTTCCTTAAGGAGAGAGTTCATCTGTGAGAAGATCTGAATATCCAGAAGATCTTCGATAACTTCTCTTCTATGAGCAGCAGGAAGCTGCATAAAAGGAACAAAAGTGCTACTTCCCAAAATAACAACTTGAGTGAAAGACTTGTAGTTAAGTTTGAGAATGCTTTGCTCAAGGTACTTCTGATAGTCTTTGTTTGCTGCATCTTGATCTATCAACTCATTGTTTCGATAAATCTCAAAGATATTCGGTTTCATTCCCCGAATAATATTATAACTAATACTCCCGATAGTAAACTCAACCTCAACAACAAGTTCCTTCTCATTAATTGAGTTTGGGAGTTGTGGTTTATTGATTTTCCTAAAGGGTTTATTAAACAGAACGTAGCAGAGAGCATCTAGAATGGTGCTCTTACCTGCTCCATTGTTTCCGACTATCAGTGTGCTGTTTGTATCACAAAGGTTGATCTCGGTGAATTGTTGACCTGTGGACAACAGATTTTTCCATCGGATCTTCTCAAACTTAATCATTACTATCTACAGGTGGGAACACGATGTCGTTTGGTCTGATAACAGTATAATTGTAACCGAAGTTAATGCAGTTTGTTTTTACCACATCTTCTTCTACTTCTACAACTTCCAGGGTTCGTTTGTAATCGTTGGCAATCAGATACCCATGATAGCGTTCAGCGTCTTCCATCTGGATGAACATCTGAACAACACGTTCCTGTGTGTTATCATCCCTTACAGCATACACGCCACCTGATTTTTTGTCAACTAATACAAACATTATAGTCGGATTGCTTCTAGGTAAAGTGATTTTAGAATTCCAAAAACTTCGTCTTTATTATCAATCTCACTAACACATTTTTGTAGAATAGCAAGTGTGTCTTCAGATTCTAGTTCTTCATCAACATCCTCAAGCATGAGATACTGATCTTCCACAATCTTAAGATCAGCAACTCCAACGTTATTGATCTTTCTAAGAATTTTGTCGAATAGAATCTGATCCTCCTTTTTTTCCACAATCAGTTTTACATATCCACCTTTAAGTTCATCCAGATCTATATCTGGTGTTTCAGAATCCCTGTAATAAACCTTATAAAACATTTGGTTTGGATTCTTGACGAAGGTCAACTTTTTGGTATCAGTATTTAGTACATGAAATCCTCTGTCTTGACCGTAATCATTCCAGTACAATTGGTACGGATTACCGAGATACTGGATATTATCTTTTCTACTCTTCATATGAAAATGACCAGAGCAGACTAGATCGAATTTGGAGAACAGATTTGGATCATCCCCGTGTTCCATGGTATGTCCAGGAATAGCCTCAAAACCATTAAGCTCAAGATGGCCCATACAGATAGAACTATTACTGCTCTCGATTGCTCGGAGTGATCTCTGTCGATTGTCATCACAAATCCAAGGCAGAAGCAGTATAGAAGTATCACCAAAAAGACATTCGAGAGGATCATCCACGACAGTGATGTTGGGATACTCTTGCAAGAGAAGTCTCGGGGAATTAACTCTGAGAGTATTCTTGTAATAGATGTCATGATTCCCAGTGAGCATGAACATTTTGATGTTCCTATCGCACAGGGGATCAAACCACATTTCCTTTGCTGCGTCTAAGGAACTAAAATTAATCGATTTACGACGATCGAATGTATCGCCAAGTGCAATCACATGTGTAATTTTGTGTTTGTCGATATAGGGAAGTACCGTCCCCTCATAGAAAGAACGGTACTTATCAATATAAGTCTGACTGTCATTACGAACACCGAAATGTTGATCGGTAATCAAAAGAATTTTCATAGTTTGCCGCCAACTGTTCCTTCATGTACTGAGGTGGTTTTTGTATCCCATGTTCCATCTTGCTTAGACTTTAGCATCCAACGAGTCACTTGGATCAGATGATCCCGTGTGAGTGCTGTGAGAAGTGGATTGCCTTGGATATCAAAGGACTTCCAGAGTCCATATTTTTGCTCAACAACTGTAAAAGTATCGTCGATCAGTTCTAGGTTTTGTTGACTCATCCGTATCTCGTGTTGGTTTCGACTCGTGACTTAATGTAGTTCATATCGCTCATGTTGTCAAGGTCATCTGTGTGGAAGACTTCCTCAAACCCTTTCCTCTCTAGAATCTTTTCTCTGATTGCTTGCTGTCTTTTCTCTTTAGCAATCCTACGGAGGTAGGCGTAATAAACAATCTGAGTGAAGTAAGCAAAGGGATTTGTTGACTTCTCTGGATCAAAGTTGTGAATGTACTGAATGCAATTCTCAATACCATCACCAATCATATCCTCACGATACATGTAGTTGATAAAGTTAGGACGATATGAAAGGTGTGTTGCAATCTTCAGGAAACACTCGCCAATATAATTCGAGACACGGGGTTTCGGTTTGCCTGCTTCTTGTGCTTTGGCAACCTTATTCCTGTAGATAATCAGTTCATGGAGGAACTGCTTGTTATCCACATAATGTTCTTTTTTCTTTGTTGTTTTCCGTGTCATAAGTACGGACATATAGTTCTGTCACCAATCTCATGTAATGTTACAGGATGACAATAAATTTGTCAACTGTTGACATTCACAGGAATAATAATTATAATCAACACTGTTCAGGGTTGGGAGAGATTACTTAGAGCTTTTATAGAGTTTCTCTAATAGTTTTCTTGCTTCATCCACAGTTCCGATTAGACCCATGTTTTTATTGATCGGTACTTCACCACGTTCAGGTTCATCTTCATTCTCAATTTCTTTCTTAACCCAACGAGAATACATGTGAACTGCTTCTTTGCTCATGGGAGCAATGCTAATAATGCTACGTTCCTCAACAACGTAAAACTCCTCATCACTGAAATTCATCCAACGCATAAATCCCATACCAATACGTTGATTGTCTGAGTCTTCACCCAACTCAACCATCTTTGTTTTTGCTGGATTCTGAATGAATACTAGATCCTGCTTTGTATCAGGATCTTCACTAACCAATACCTCACCGAGGATCTCTTCCCCAGTGACAAGTTTTACAACTCCAAAGAATTGTTCGTCGTGTCTGATGTAACTAATCATGTTTAAGTTTGATCTCCGTTAATTCGTAATTAAAGCTTTCCTCTTCATAGATCTTGATTCTTTCACCAAGATGACGAAGTGTATAATTACTTTTGGAACCTCTGGCACAATTATCTGCAATGTCATATAACACTGCTTGTGCCTTGTTTTCACCTTTACGCAACACCCTACCAATAGACTGGAGGTTTCTCACCCTTGACTTAGAAGGACTAGCAAAGATAACGTTGTGCAGATTCTTGATGTTAATACCCGTAGAGAATGTCCCGTAAGACGCAAGGATGATTGCATCCTTCTCTCTTTCACAGATCGAACGTGCTTCTTCACGCTCTAGTGCATCAATACCACCATGAATGAAGAAGATCTTGCGACCGTCTTTCACTTTATTATTTAGCATCTCCCATAAAGGGTCTCCGTGCTTCTCGATATAGTTAAACAGGATTAGAGTATTTCCCTTCAGATCACATGCAAGATTGGTGATTAAGTTGTTCCTCTTCGGATGTGATACCAGATAGTCCATCTCCTGTTGATAATCATCAAATGGGACAAACCCATGCTTCAGTAGAAGGATCTTTACCTTCAGTGGTGTAAGATGTCCTTTCTTCATTAGATCTGCGGTCTTTGTAACTTGCTCACATCTACCAAACAAACCTTCCAGAACTAACTGATGAGTTTGCATACCATCCAACGTACCTGTAAGTCCAACGCGATATTTACAGTCATGGAGTTTGGTGAGAATACCAGACAGACTCTTTGCTTTGTATAGGTGTGCTTCGTCACCAATCACCACATCAAACCTCTTAAAGAAGTTACGAGGTTCTTTGTAGATCGACTGCCATGTGGAAATAACTACAGGTGCATCAACGTACTTTTCAGTACCACCCATAATCTTGTGACAATATGCAGATGCTTTCCATCCATACTCTTGGAAGTCTTTATACAACTGTTCTACAAGAGAAGTGGTTGGAACAATAATAAGAATATTTCTATCAAGACCCAAGTGCCAACGCACCAGTGCATAAATGATCAGAGACTTTCCCGATCCAGTCGGGGATAGTAGAAGTCTGCGATTGTGCTTAAGTGCTTGATAAATTGCTCGTAGTTGGTAATCTCTTGCCTTAAAAGGAAGTCCGAGAGATCTAACAAACCCCGAACATGCCTCAGGTGAGATGAGAGGTTCGGTTTCATTTGGTGATCCATAAAACTTGCTATCCTCAATTTGATATTCATATCCTCTCTCATTGAGGAACTCTGTTACATAATCAAAAAGACCCGCGTATATCTCCCCAGTTGCAGGAGAATACAGGCGGATCTTTCCATCCCACTTAAACTTGTGGTACTGGGGCATGTACTTCGCCCCAGGAACATCAAACTGAAAGTGATCACTAAGTTCCTGATGAACGTGAGGTTCAGCAGTTACCTTAATATAGACTTCGTTCTTCTTTACGATTACCGTCATCAATAGTCTGCATGTTTTCTTAGGTCGATGAAGTTCTTAATTTGGAACCCACGAGAGGCACACTGCTTAAGAATCATCTCTAAGTAATTTATGCAGGTTTCGAGATAATCAATTTTTTGTTTAGATTTCAGGAACTCTTCGTCTGCCCAGATATATGTTCCTAGATCACCTTTAAGTACCTTATGGTTAAACGGTTTTTCAGCATATACTTTTGCTGGTGCTTTGCCTGAGTAATACTCAAACTTCTCTTTGTATAGTCGTTTGTTTTTTACCTCAGCATCTGACAGCATCAATCTAAACTGACCCCAGATGTTTAAGTATTTCTCATGGATAACCGTACACTTAAAATTTTCAGTGTCGAGGTCGTTCATGTCAATGCGACAATCTTCCCTCCACATCTCACGAATTTCATCTAATGTCATTCCAGTTGTGTCCTACGTTTACCGTTGATATCCTGAATGTCGTAGGAGGCATATCTAAATTGTACCTGTGCTACGGCATACTCAGTACCATCAATTGTAGCATTAAACTCCAGAGCATTCAGAGACACGGGAAACATGTCCTTAAAGGTCACAAAGAAGTTTGCTTGGAAGTTACTATTGAGTACAGCAAGTGATCCATCTGCTCTTGTGTTGGTGTACTTATCAGACACACCTCCAGGACTATTCAGTGAACCGTGAATCTCCAATGCAGAACGCTCGGCAAAACTATCTCCAGATCCAAGACCACGAATCCAGTTGTGTAGAATCAGATAGTTTTCCAGATCTTCATCGACAATGAAGTTGAGATTAAAGGGTTCATAGTTCAGACCATGAGCATCATAGGGAATGGATCTGCCCATGATTGTAGGTTGCTCTACAGTGTTGATACCGATCCCAGGAATGTTTGCAGACTGTGCAAAGTATGCTACCTTTGGATAAGCCATCAATGAGAACCTAAACCCAATTGGTGACAGGAAGTTCCTGTTCTCAATTTGTTTGTTCCAGGTGGTAGTTGCCATTGTGGTTTTTAGTTATTTATCCTCGTTATACCAGAAGTCATCCCAATCATCTTCATTTGCTTCGTAGATTGGGCATGGTTCTTCCATTAAGATATCGGTTTTCATGCGTAGAGCAAGTTGTTGTAACTCCTTGATGTCTTCTTCGTTCATTGGAAAGTGATTGTCTATAAAGTCCAGATCTTTCATAGTCTGTATTCTTGCAAGATATCCAGTACGGAGTTTAGCGCATCATGAGCACCATCGTGCCAATCTCCATTTTTGTTTCGGTATTCTCCTTGATATAGTGCATTCTTGAGTTTCAGTATCCTTACTTGGATTTCCTCTTTTGTCATGATATTTCTCATGGGGGGCAAATCTAAGTATATCTATTTAACAATAAAAAAAGGACCCCTTTGGGGTCCTCGTGTTGATATGTGAACAATAGATCACATGAGGTTGTCAACAAGCACGCGACGATAGTAGCGGTTTGCATTAGCGTTAAGAGCGCCTTGACCCTGGTTGGTGCCTTCTGCGAAGGGGTTAGCAACCATGCCGTAGCGAGTCTTAAAGCCGATCTTGGGCTGGAAGGTGTCCTGACCAACGGCACGAACCATCTGGAGGGGCACATAGGGGCAGTAGAAGAGACCAGCGTCATATGCGCTGCTACCCTTGTAACCAGCAACGTAGAAGTGACGATCACTTACGTTTGCCGAATAGGGATCCACATACACCTTGACGCGACCGTTCAGAGTACCTGCGAGGGTGCTGCTGTTGTCATCGCCATTCAGTTGTGCATTACCTGCCAGAGCGGGGGTGTAATCCAGAACGCCTGCCATCGACAGTGCCGAAGCAACGTCAGCAGAGCAGATCAGGATGTTGCCCTTTCCTCTACGAGTCTCGTGACCGATTGCGTTCAGATCGCGCTCGATTTGGAACAGAAGACCCTTAAACTTCTCAACAGACCAACGACCGTTGGAGTCAACGTCGAGGTCGAAGATACCAGCGTTAGCAGTGTTGTTCTGAGCGCCAGGACGAGCGATGTTGTAAACGGTACGAACAACCTCACGGTTGATCTCTGCCAGCACCTCGGTGCTGAGGATGTTTGCAAGCTCGCTCTCAGCGTCCAGACCATGAACTGCCTTGAGGTCTTGTGCCAGTTCCAGCGAGTATTCTGCCTTCAGAGCACGGCTCTTAGCGGTAACGGTGACCTTCTCGATCGAGAAGTTCATCTCTGCGAAAGCATTGTTGGAAGCATCGCCAAGTGCTTCAGACTGAGCAGTGGTCATGCCCTGACCGCCAATGGTGTAAGTGCCACTGTCGTTCAGCAGACCAGGGTTGCTACCTGTCTGGGTGTTGGATGCGAGGCTGTTTGCTGCGTTCTCGGACGAGAACTCAGAGTTTGCTTCGTTAAAGAATGCTTCTGCACCGCTGGTACGGTCAGTGCCGTAGCGGGAGCGCATTGCAAAGATCAGACCAGTAGGACCAGTCATGGGCTGAACACCAGCGATGTCATAAGCAATCAGCTTGGGCATCGAACGGCGGATCAGCGAGATCAGCACGGGGTCGAAACCAGCAACAGGACCAGTTGCGGTTGCAGAGCCGCTGAAACCAG